CTTTGTTGTCATTGTAAGTAACGCGCAGGTTTACCTTCATGGTTAAGCAGTTCCCCGTAGGACAGTTCCGCTTGTAGGCCATGTCACACTGAACACCGAAAGATCGCCAACTGATGCGTTCGCTGGACTATATGCGTTCACCAAGCAAGTTGCGGTGTAGCTCGGGTTGGTAGAAGTTACAGTTCCTGAAGTTGGAACAATCACAACTGTTGCAAGTGTGTTGTAAAGAGGGAACAGTGTTGCATCAACTGAGGCTGCGCCAAAGTCTTGCATGAACTGAAGTGTTAATGATCCAGATTTTAGGCCACCGATACGAGTACGAAACTCGCCACCGAATGCGGTTGTTTCAAGGTCATCTGATTCTAAAGCGAGTTCCACGCTGTTTAAGTTAGCGGACAGATTGACTCCAGCCACTGTAATTTTGTAATCCGTTGCGGCGAATTTTGGCATTCGGTATTGCTCCTTAGTCTGCGTAGCAGAGAACTAAGAACTCTGCTGCTAAATAGTTTACTTCACCGACAGCAATACTTGCATACGCTCTCATATCGGTAACTCTGAGATCGAACGCCTTGCCACCAAGTGTCTTATCTGATTCTAATGCAAGTTTGATACTGCTTGCCCCGGTGCTTGCGCAGAAGGCATCTATGGCATTTTGAGCAGAGCGTTCAGCTACACGACCCACCAGAACTACAACCGTAAACGTATAGGTTTGCATTCCCCTGCCAAAGGTATCGTCATAAGCAATGGAGTCTGGTTGAACAATCGCAATAGGTGGGTTTGGATTGTCAGGCATAAGGGCTGCTGTTCGTAGTCCTGTGATCGTGGCAAGGTTAGTTGCTAACCCAGTTCTGAGTTCAGATAGTAAAGCCATTATGCAAAGTTTCTTAGACGGCGATAAGGAGCAACAAGTTGTGCAACGTCTGGGTCAAGATCGCGGGTTACTGAGATCGCGCCGAGGTCTCCAAAGCCGGCCACGCCGAGAGGACTTTCGAGTCTCTTGTAAATTCTGCTTGCCTGAATGATTGTCGCTTGTGTGATAGCGATTGGAACAGATGCCCAGCCAAAGACTGCCGTTACTTTAACAAGAGCCTGCTCAACTTCTACCGGGAATAAGTAGTTCTCAACAGCGCGGATTCTTGTAAATGGAACTGCAAGGCCGTCTACGTTTCCGTTCAGTGGTTCTAGCTGATAGTCAATAGGCGACCAAGTTGTGTCAAAGACACCATCGCCAGCTGCTGAAGTTTGTAGCGTAATAGCCGTACCTGAAATGTCATCAGTCTGGACAATGAAAGAATCATCTGCTGCGTATAACCGCGTGGCTGTTCCAGATGAGTAGAAGTACCGAGCAGCATGACCGTCAATAGCGCGTGATGCTGATTCCACTGCCATCTCTAATATCGAATCATCTATCGAATCTTGGATGCGTAAAGCAGATTTAACCTGTGCAAGGGTGGCGTAGCCATTTGTGATTGCCATGTAACTCCTAAGTCTTAACTATTCTACTTGCCTAGATGCCTAACTGATCTACTAAGTATTGCGTGGCAGTAGCTCGTGCTTCTGAGTCGCTTGGAACCCAGTGACCAGCGTAGGCATAATCAACGTCAATGTTTAGAGTGCAGTCATAGGTTGCCCCAGCTACTGCCGTTCCAATCCAAAAGCACCAGTCATCATAGGGCGCAATTCTTTGATCGAACGGGTTGCGTTCCCAGACCCATCGCCTAACTGGTGAGCCACAAGGAATCATGTTTGCGTGCAGGCTAAGTATCTGTTCAGCCGTTACGTTTGCAGGTGTCCAGATTTGTCCGGTGTCGTACTGGAAGCCAAGAGCCAAAACATCCGCTTCACAAGTATCTATCTTGTCTAAGGCGTGTGGTCGGTATCGGTCATCTATGCCAATCCAAGAAACCCAATCTGTATCGCAGTATTCAAAGGCAAGATTCATCATGTCGCTAAACGCAAAGTCATCAAACCAAGGAACAACGGTGATGCCGTCTAAGTCCAAGGCAGACTGATCTATGTCAGCGAATAGAACTAGAACTATCTTGTCTGGCTTGCGGTTGAGTAACCTTACAGATTGGATCCAATCTGGAATGTCCTGCGGATAACCGTGACAGATAGCAACTACACCTACTGTTGTACGAGTTTCCAAAAGGTATCGCCTGCCTTATCTACCATGTGGCGCAGTGCATCGGCATCGTGCCAATCCTGAACGCTTGTAATTCCTACGTTCTCGTTTGTATGAATCCTGCAACCTGAAAGCACCGCTTCCATAACTGCCCGGCACTCTGACTCAAAGGCTAAAGGTAAATGCACAAACCATTCGCACCTTGCCATTGCATCAAGCACTTGTTCACGCGGTACATCTGTCAGAGCTTTGAACTCATAGCCTGCCTGTGCTGCCCAAGCGTGAGCGCGTAGCTGACCTTTCAACGGATGGCTTCTGCCTGCCCATAATGCGTAAGGCTGTTTGTCCATGTGGTCGTAACACTTGCTGGTGTCGAAGTAGCTTAGAACCTGCGCTGTCTTGCGTGGCTTGCTCCAAGATAGTTCCTTGCGCATGTGTGCCGGGGTATGTGTTACGAATAATCGAGAGCCACGAATCAGAGAGTTCAAGCCTGCGCGTGGGGTTTGCAGGTGATGAACAAATACGAACGGGTCATGCTCGCTTAGTTTGTATAACTGTTCATCTGTGAATAAGTCTGTGCCTGTAACAATGACCGAATCGAATTGGTGTATGTCGTGTGTATCGAATGTGTATGGAGTGACAATCTCGATCTCGTAACCCAGAGGTGCTTGCATACGGTATTCGTAGTCCGACATTTCTGCGCCACCTGCGAACTGCCCCGTGAATAGTCCTGTGGGACTCACAGAGCCACCGAGAGCCACGTTAGGCGCGTTCTCTATGTGATGTGTGAACCAGCCGATTTTCATGCTTAGAGTCGCTCGTAGGCTTTTGCTTCTAAAACCGTAAGTACGGGTTTCCAGTGTTCCTCAAATACGGTGTCGGCGTTATACGCCTTGGCAAACTCTTGCGCCTTTTCTGATCTGCCACGACCACGCTGATAAGCCTGCTCTAGAGCTTCCACGATTGCAGGAACGCTAGGCATGTGGAACCAAGAGGACTGAGGTGCATCCCATAACGGTTGCCCGTCAATTAACCAGCCGTCACCTAGTAGCTCGGTTGAAGCTGCGAAGTCGCTAATGATTACAGGTGTGCCACAGGCTTGTGCTTCCACAGTAGGAATACCAAACCCCTCACCGTAAGACGTAGCAAGCAGAACATCCATTGCCGTATAGATCGTGGCTAGAGTCTGCTGGTCAATTCCGGTGCGGTAGGTGTAAGGATCAACAAACTTAAACTTTTCCTCTGGCACTCCACAGGATTGAAGCAACTGCAATAATCTAATTCCGCCTAGTGCGCCCATCTGATCTGTGTGCAGATACAGAACTACGTCATCGTGCTTTTGTGCAAACATCGAGAACGCAAGAATGTTCTCACCAAATGCTTTGCGGTTAGGGCTTACGCCTTTGTTGGCTGCGTTCATTCCAACAACAAACTTGTCCTCGCTAACGCCAATGTAATCTCTGCCGGTAGTTCCCTTGTGTCGCTTCATTGGCTTGAAGACTGGTTCGATTCCGTGTGGCGCATAAAGCGATTCAATGCCTACGTTCTCAATCATGGCTTGACCGTATTGGCTCATGGCGATAGGCGTTACTGCATCACGCGCAAGCCACTTAGTTACTTCTGGCGGTACTGGTAAGTGATCAACAGGAACCCAGCTAGCCACGTTCCAATCGAGCCAGCGATCACCTTTGAAAACCCACACGTCATACAACGTGAAAAGAATGTGACCTTGCTTAGGGTGGCGCGTTGTCCAATCGTGCATGTGTGCAGGTACTACGTCATTGGAATACAGGTCTGCGCCACGTTGATAAACGGGGATGCCGTTCCAGTCTGTGTTGCTTCCCTCTAGACCGTAGTTGTTAAAGATTGCAACATCGTGACCAAGTGCTTTGAGTCGCTGAGTGACTTGTGCTGTTTGAGTTCCATAACCAGTATTCGCCCAAGGCGCGTTGCTGTTCCATCCGATTGCTAATGGTTTTGACACAGGGGATTCCTTTATTCGCAGGTGCTTTGACCTTACATTAAAACTTGCTGAAACAAAAGCAGAACCCCACCAAGCCTGCGCTCTCGGTGGGGTTCCACGTTTTGGGGTGTTGCTATTAGCTGGCTCCGCCTGCAAAGTACTTCACATGTGAAGTCTGAATTAGGTTGCCGTCAACACGCATAGTCGCTCTGAATGTGATTAGGTCATTCTGGAATGCATAATCATCGGAACGATCTAGACGCAAACCACCAACAGTGCGAGCAAAGTAACTTGGCAAGTGACCAAAGATTACTGACTTCGCGCTTGTTGCTGGTGCTGCCATAGCTGGATTCTCAAAGATTGGGTATCCAAGCAATAGATCACGAGCATCAGCAGTTAGGGATGGGCTGAACAAGTACTGTCCAGCGGTGTCCTTTAACTTACGAACAGCAGAGATCGCCTGAGCGTTCATTTGCCATCCTGTACCCGGTAGGGTGCGACCTGCGGTATCAACACTGTAAACCAAGTCAATTAGGTTGTCAGCGGTGAATGCGCCAGATACTGCGGTAGAACCAGTGATACCTGAACCAGCAGCAGTAACGATACCTGTTG